CCAATTACAACAACTAATTAAAAAAAAAAAACAAGGCGAAATTACCTTGTTAAATACGAAAGTTAAATTTTAATTAAACCCCAACCGCTTCTTTTGCCAGTTGGTCTACCAAGTCATTAACCTTTACACCAGTATGACTACGCACCCATATAAAGTGAATATGGTTAACTCCATGTTGTTTTGCATACGTTAGGACACATCTAATATAATCTGAGATAGGAGTGTCCCCACCACTACCCCAACAAGCTTGACCTCTGACTACTACAGACTTAGGAGCTGACCATCGGACGATACCCTCGTAGTCGCAGACTACTGTGATGGCAGATAACCTACGCTCAACTGCCATAGAGATAGCCGTCGCATAAGCCATGACCTCACCTGCTACGTTACGAGATTGAGCGAACTCTGGTTTGTTACCACTAATTCTTCGAGTGTCGAGTAAGTTCTTAGAATTATCATATACTGCAACACCTCCACCATAGACACCAGTCTTTGCATTAAATGAACCATCTACTACAAAAACTGTACCGTGTAGGTTTAGGGAGAAAGGGTCGGTGTCTTCAATCAAACGAATTGTACCACCAATACCTTGCTCGTTTTGGTAAGGGATTACTTTAGGCTCTTTAACGTTAGCGACCTTACCTTCGATGAATGCTTGTGCTTCTTCCATAGTTGAGAACTTCTTAAACTGTGCTTTAGGCATTCCGTTTACGATACCCTTGCACTCGTCCCAAGTAGTAACTACTTGTTTTGTATTCTTAATAGCGTAATAAGATGTTTTAGCCATTTTATAAACTACCTAATAATCTTTCTTTTCTAACTATACCCTATTTTACTACTTTTCTACCAAAATGACAAGAACCATTACATTCAAGATCCATACCCCTGCGAGTAAGATATAGGTAGGGTCGTCGATGTGGAGATACCCACTGATTCCGAAATAGAAAGCAGATATATATATATAATAAGCCAAAAGACAATGTAGAGGGAAGTTATAACCCTTACATTGTCTGATTGACCTTTTAAGTACTTAAATCTGCTACGTCTTCGTCTTGTGCTACTACCACTTACTGCTAAGAGAACTAGCAGGTAAACTACTAAACTTAAGTACTTAAACATAACCTAGACTACCTTAACCCCAGTTCAACGGATTTAGCGTACTCTTTAGGATTGGTTAAGTGGAATAGTCTGTCAAGCCAATAACTCAACAATTCTAGCGAGTCAGAGGTTTCATCTGCACTTCTGAAAGGCTCAGAAATAGTTATGTAAGTTAAACTTAGCAAGATAGACATCGAAGATGCTACCATTAAGACTAGAGTTGCAAGGAAGATATACTCATAAGGAACACTTAACCCTGTAGAATCGTACAATGACTTAGAGAAATAGGACAAAGTGGTAAAGAACAGGAAGATTACTGAGGATGTTATTAAGTTAGACTTAAGAACTGTGAATCTGATTTTAGTGTTTGACATTCAGATACCCTTTATACAATAAGCCAACGATAGTGACCTAAGCCATTCTTAAGCTCTGAGTACCCATAACTCGGTAACTCATAGTAAAGGAATACTGAGAACTCTATTAAAATGAGCATACCCACTAGCAATAAAGACTGGTACATCGGATAACCTAGCGACCTGACTACGTTTATAACGATAACATAAGCCAAGACCATAACCATCTTATAAGCAGACTTCCTAGCTAAGTACCTGTCGAAAGCAATTGACGAATCAAAGTTCGCTTCTCTGAATAGAAGTTTAGTAATGACTAGTAAGATAGAACCGAGCGTGAGCCTAAACATAAGCGCATAGGCTATGATAGTAATGAATGTACTAAATTGCATGATTTTAGATACCCCCTAGGCTATGTCTTCCAGCGACAACGCTTCCCTGTAAAGGCTAGGAAAGATAGCTCGGAAAGCACTCTCAAAGCACTCAGTAAAGTCAGACAACGTCTTGTTGCTACCATTATAGGAGAATACGATGATTAAGAATTGAATAGCCATGAAACCTAAGATTATAGTAATTAGCGTATCCGAAAACACGAATATGAACCTAGGATCAACAAATGCAAACTTAGAAGAACTAGAAAGTCTACTAGAACCTACAAGCAGTGAGACAGCTATAAATAGCAACATAAACTCTACGCTTAGGTAGTAACGAAACACCTTTAACTTACTTTTCCACGAAATCATTAAGCATACCCCCTTACTTCGAGCCTTCTAGCTTAGACTCTTCAGACAATATTCCAAGCAACTCAATAATACTTTCAATGCTTTTAATGAACTGTTCTTTACTTCCTAAGTTAGAGGTTAAGATTTGAGCCTCGTTAAGAATCATTCTCTGAGTTACATTTAAGTCTGGGAAGTTCTCTTCAGACACTTCTGGGACAAGTTCAAAGTAGTTATCTTGACTACCCACCAAAGGGCGACACAACCTAATGTACTCATAAGACTGACTAGCCTTATATGCCCAGTTGATTGCCTTCTCTAAGTCCTGCAAACCACCCTTATGTTTGTAACGGATTACATACTCAACTACCGTTGATATAGTATGAGGGAAAAGCGACTCCAGTGTGAAGTCCCAAGACTCAATTTTGTTTTGCATGTAACGCTCTGGGTGAAGTAATTCTTCGTTCTTTACATATTTTTCTGACATATTAACTCCTTAAGTATTTCTACACACCTCTTCAATTAGCTGACTCATTACCTTGGCTTTAAACTTCTCAGAACAGTAAAGTTCATACTGACGTGGCATAGTGTACTTCAAGAATCGCTTAAAACCTACATTAGTGCTAGGGAAGTCGCTTCTACGAAGATACTCCCCACAAGACCAAAAAGGAAAGCGCCCTGAATTACGGAAACGAGCGAACTCTTGAATGATTTTTACCCATAGTAGGTAAACTTGCTCAGTTTGAGCGTCTACCTCTATAATAGAACCGTCATATTTAGTGTATTTAGACATGAGATACCCTTTCTTGAGAAGTTTGAACGCAAAAATCTTTGTTATCAAAGCGTGAAACATACATGCTATACAGGAAGTATGAACGAGCATACCTATCAGTAAATTCATTAAGTGTATTATACAAAAATTGACCTAAATGTAGAGAACCTTTACTTATAGCTGAACCAGTAATTACAAGAGAGTACAAAAACTCGTTTTTCCTGTAACCCTGTTGGTTTTTTAGCATTAGTACCGAGGATAGGATTTAAAGATACTGAAATTAGTTCTTTAGAGTAGATACCCTCTTTGCATAGGACGTCTCTAAGTAGTCTTGAATGTAAACTAGTGTCGATAGGACTAGCGAAACTAACATTAGCAACCAAACTTACGTGAAAGTTGTGCATAAAATACTCCTTTACTTAATATCTGTATATTTGACGATAATCATCTCTTTACCAGTTCCAATAGTTACACCATCAAATCCCATCTTTCTGATGATACCCTCAGTATAACCGTTAGATGCAAACCAGTCAGCTCCATACCTTCTCTGTAACTCGTGACCAAACTCATCGAACCACATAGAAGATTTGAAACGTAATGGTTTAAAAGGTAACTCTTCTACGTCAACTTTTCGTACCTTACCAAACTTACTAGCGTAAGAACGGTTGGTGGTTGAGTAGATACCCCAACCATAGTTTGCCATATTAGTTCCTGAGTGGCTAGACTCACCCCTATAGGCAACTAACTTTATACGAGAAAGAGAACGGAAAACCAATCCGTTCATAATCATCTGATTGCTGAAATAGCCTTGTGGTAAATCTGCTTTTCTCATTGTATACCTCATTAAAAGTTGTTGTCAAAGTCTCTTACTGAACTATAAACTAAACCAGTGCGTTTGTTGAAGTGGTATTGACTACCCAACCTAAACCTTGCTCTTCGTGAGTCCTTCTCTTCAGATATAGACGAGAAGATTACAAGACCTGCAAGGGATTTAGTAAGAACCTCCTTAAGAGTTTTGTGTACTAGACTGTCAACCTCATCATAACTGTAAGCATCTTCGTGAGCCATAATTGATAGGTGATAAGACAAGGTAGAACGCTCTTCATCATCAGTACGAAGAACGAAACCAAGGTCATTAGCTTTCTTCAAAGAAACTGAGAACTCACTAGGCAAGAATACGCATGGAGAAGAGAATAAAGCGTTACTTAACATTGCCTTAAATTTGCTGGCATCTTTTGACAAAGAATCTTTGCTAGAATAAGGGAAGTATAATACCCCCTGTAAGCGAGAAACGTACATACTGACTCATAAGAAATCTCCTACTTCTTTCTAAATATACATACACACTTCGTGTCAAACGGAACTGAGTCTAATTTAAAATATTTCCGTAGATATACCAAGTAACTATCATCTTTAGATGTGTAGCTATCCTGTAACTCTAAGCAGTCCTTTCAAGGAAAAAGAATCCACTTATTAAGTGCACTAGTTATGTTATACTGTTCTTTTGACTCACGACTTAGCGAACCCAAACCCCAAACTGTATGAAAGATAAGCTCATAGGCGTCTTTTACAGTAGTTACGATGGAGCCATCTGCTTTTACCTCGACATCACCAATAATTGAATTTCTTTGGAGTTCGTTAATCCAAGTATCTATCTCCTCTTTAGCTTGAGTTGATACAGACTGTAGAGTAAAGGACTCCAAGTTATCTGGATTTGCCCAATCACGAATAACTAAAGAGCCACCTTGCTTTAAAGCACCGACAAGCATTGAGATAGTTTCTGTACGCTCTTGGCGGTTAAGATAACTCATAATCTCGTGGAAAACACTAGACAGGTAAATAACATTAAACTGAGTGGTTTGGTTTAACAAGTCACTCTTAGTTAAGACAGATACCCCTAACCGAGATAACTCGGTTTGGACAGTTGTAGAAATATCGTATGCATAATATTCAGCGCCAGTGGAAACTACCTCAGATATGAATTCAGGTGAGATACCTGAACCAAAATCTAGAAGTTTAACACTTTTACCTAAGAATGGTTCAACTACCCTAAATTTTGAGTCGGCAGTTTTGTTCATTCTTTGTAGGTAAGTACCACCATCATTTAAATAATTATCCATTAGATATTCCACTTCCTTTTAGTTATGTACCTTGCAGGACTCGAACCTGCGGTGACTCGGTTATGAGCCGAGAGCTTTAACCAACTAAGCTAAAGGTACTCAAATTTGTTAACTGTTATTAGATTTCCATTTTTGAAGAAATCGGATAACTTTCTCTACTTCTGATTTAGATAAATCATAAGTACCATAATCATACGAGCCTTTAGTTTGACAAGTAATAGACACTCCGTCATTATAGCCTTCTATTGCTAATTCTCCATCAATATTCTCAAAGTTTAATTGGCTCATAATACACCCCTAGTTTTCATTTTTAATGTTTAATGCACCCTACTGGAATCGAACCAGTATCAGAGGATTAGAAGTCCTCTGTCATATCCATTAGACCAAGGGTGCTTCAAGGGGCAAGATACCCCAAGGTTATATAGTCCATAGGCTACTACTCTACGAAATAACCTATACTAATAGTTTACCAAACTTTTAGTTTAGTTGCAAGCTCTATTAAGAAATAAGAGCCTATTAGAATGAACCTAATAGACAATAAACTCTTAAATCTTTATTTTACCAATGCAGTATTCATTTCTTTCTTTAGAGAATGCCTAAAGTAAATCTCAGTCCCTAACCACTGAATACTTCCTACAATTGCTCCAACTGCAAAGATAGACTCAAAGCTTAGTTGCAGTTGATGTAAAAATAACCACAGCAATACAGGAGTTAATATTGCAGTAGGTACTGCATAAATAAGCTGCGCAATACCATTCAAATCGTGACGGTAGGAACGACTAATTGATAACCACATATAATATCTTAGTTTGGAAACAAGCTCAATAGGTAAAAACACCCAAGTGATGGGAGATATAACACCTCTATAAATTGACTCTGGTAGCCAAGTTAGACCAAAATAGGCAACTGCATAAATCAAAGCTATTGAGGTTACTGTACCTATAGATACTTTCCAAAAGACAAACTTATTGTCTTTATAAGGAATTGACTCATTTAGACCAACATTTCGAGAAACGTGACTATTTAGTAAGCCTGCCATTGAATCTACCCAACCTTCAGGTAACATCATTAAGTTTGAAATCCAATACTTGATAGCTGCATAAATAGGATTTACTGTAATTGTAAGACCAACCCCAACGATGGCAGATACCCTTGGAGTAAGACGTCTAACTAATTCCCACTTAACTATTTTCCAATAAGTTTTAATTTCTTGCCAAGAGAACTCAAACCCCTTAGAAAAGAAATTAGGTATTGGTCTCTTCCATAAGAACCAGTAAAGTGGTATAGCATTAGTTATTATATTTACTACCAAGGCAGTATTTACACCTAAATGCAGAATATGAGTTGTGAAGAAGATACCAATTAGCATAGACCAAGCAATACTGTGGTCTAACACTGTAGCTTCTTTACTTCTACCTCTTGTTCTTAGATATGACGGAATGAATACCGACCAAGGTGCTGCAATTAGAATAGACAAGATTGATAGTTGGAAATAAGGTATGTAAAAGGGTAAATCTGATGAAGATACCCCTAAGATTAACAATAACTTTGGTAAGAACATAGAACTACCAATTGCTGAGGGTAAAAGCATGAGATAAAACAAGTAAATGTGATTTTTAACTACTTTAGACTCTATACTTAAACCCTGTTGTTCAATCAATTTAGGTAAAGTTGCAGTCATAGAGGTTCTAGCTGTGTAGTAAGTAGAGGATAAAATTACCCAAAAAGCATCATTGACACCAAAGAGAACAGTTATTCTCTCCACTAAGTTCTTATCTGCTAGTAAGCTGAAACATAATACCCATCCAATTTCAATTGCATTATCTGCTAAAGAACCAATGAATGCATGATAAAGCATTTGCGTTAGCTTTTGACGAGTTCAAGGTTTACTTGTTGACATTAGTAACCTCAATCAAATTTCTATTCGTTGCAAGTAAAGAATTCTTAACTTTATAAAGTTGTTTTGCACAATCATATAAATCGTCTTTAGTTGGAAAATTGTCAGATAACAATTTCAAGTAAAAATTCTTTGTAGGATTAGAACTACCCCACTTATTTACATCTACTAAAGAGTATAATCTTAAATTTACGAGTACCCCAGAGCCATCGCTAGCTGAAATAGCAATACTACAACTGGAACATGTTATAGAATTTAACTTAAATTCAAACCCAAAATCACGAGATAAAGTTCCAACCTTATAGTTCTTTTTAGTTCTCTTATCAAATATCATCTTTAGAATCTCTTTTGTAAGAGAAACATTTGACTTAGAACCTGAGCTTAGATTATACCTAGTGTAAGGATTGAATGGACTACCATCAACCAGTCTATAGTTAATATCTAAGGCGAAATTACCCCCAAATAACGAGTTCCCTACAGGATAACAGATTGCTGTATAATTAGTTTCTTGAGGACGTCCTATTTCTAAAAGATAAGGTACCTTAAAACCGAAGTCGTTTTTGTAAGTAGAAATTTTAACTAAGTTATTTTCCAACATTTGATACCTCAACTAAATTTCTCAAACCTCTGAAATAATTTAACACTTCATTTAGCTTTTCAACGTAAGGATTATCTAAATATTGTACTTCTTTAGATAAGTTACTAAAAGGAATCATAGATTTGTGTATATCAGCATCGTCTTTATTATATCTTGCCACTGCCCAAGCATCGTGAACCATTTCAGCTGTAATTTCAACATTCAATGACAGAGCAGTTAAAACAAGTTGAGTATAGAATGGCACAAATATATCAGACAATGACGAGTACTCAGTACTGAACTCTGACCCAATCTTTTCAACAACTTTATGGATATAAGTATCCCCAAGTCTAGTAGATTGTTTAAGAATGACACTTGAAAATACAAGATACTCACTAAGATAGTAAGGTTTGTCAAAAATCGTGACCTTAATATCTTTTCTATCTTTGTATAATTCAAGGGTTTTATCATAATAACCTCTTAGATTTGTCCAATACTGCTCATTGTTACCACGTTTTTGACTACGTTCCCTGTAAATAGACTCATAGTTTCCAACATTGACAACTACTATCTCAACTGGATACCCTTTCTCTATAAGGTAGTTTAGACAGTCTTGTTGCAACCAACCAGTCACAACATCATACTTACCTGAGTCAATAACTTTGCACCAGTCCTCCATATACCTCTCAAACCAACCTTCATTGATTTTACGATTTGGAAGCCCTTTGAACTCTTCGTTAGACAGATGTTCAAATCCAGTTTTATCATACTTATAGTCTAAAGTGTGCTTATCAAAATCATAAATGTTTGAGTAAGTTTTATCTAAGTAAGTTTTACCTACACACCCAACCGTTAAAATAATTCTTGTTTGCATAAAATCACCATTGAAGTTTTTCAGACCGTAACTTAGAATAAAGAGTAGGTGTAAAGTATTTGCCCAATTGTTCACACAACCCAATTAATTCTTTATCCCCATTATATGTTTTAAGTAACAATGTATAAATGATACCTAAAGCCTTTAAAGTACCATCTGCAAAACTATTATCTATACCAAGAGCCTCATACCCTAGCTTGGATAACCCAACATATTCTAGGTTGACAAAAGCACGAAACTCATTATCTGCAAGTAATTTGTAAGTTATTGCATTATTACCAGCTCTTACATACTCTAGCGTAATTTTATGTTTTGAGGAGAAAGTACCTTTAGGATAAGTAACTTTTGACTTATTGGTTGATACAAGGTCTTCCAGCAAAACAACTAAACTAGTCTCCTTCATAGTCCCTGTATTTAAACCTAAAGTTGAGTAAACATCATATTTTACACGGTGTCCCCATGAATCAGTTACCGTTAGAGATAATAACTTAGTATCTCTTGTTACAGTGTCTAACCTAAACACATAATACATCGGTACTGGATATTTGTAGTTATTTATTTCGATTAACGTAGGTAATCGTTTTAACCCTACTAAACGTCTTTTAATTTTTATATTTTCTGGAGTTTTCATTATTTATTACCTTTCTTTGGAAATTGAGCAATAATCTGAGGATAATAAGACTTACTATTTATATAAGTGTCACCGTATATGTTGCAGAATCTACATATTTCTGAAGAAATGTACCAATCATTTAGCGTACCCAAGTTAGTGAAAACGTACTTGTACTTACCGACACTCATTAAAGTCTTTAAAGACTTAGTTAGTAAGATACGCTCATCTTTTGTCAGAGATAACCTAATACCATTCGGGATAGAATAGATTAACTCTCCCTTACACACCTTAATCAAGGTAGTACCCCTAATTGACACAGATATCTGATACTTGATATTTTCTTTAGGGTCATAACTGAAAACCAACCCCTCAGACTCAAGTTCTGGGTGTTGAGAGTAGAAACCACTTTCAGTTAAGATACCCTTGAATAGTTTATCTAGGCGAGAGTAGGCTTCTTGTTTGTATTTTGGATATTTTGTTACTTTGCTCACTTGTTTAATACCCTCTAGACTCTATTGATGTACTGATATCCACCCTCATCCATAAAGAAACAGTATTCATCAGTAATCTCCCACTCCTTTACAGGTTTTCCAATAAACATTGATACAGACTGACTGGGAGAGTGCTTAAAGAGGATTATTAGGTTATTAAGGATAGTGTTATACTCCTTAGAGGTTAAGAATTCTCTAGTGTCATACCCACGCATACCACCCTCTTTCTTGCCTAGAATAGATAGAACCTTTTCGCCCCTGATGTAGAATTCTATGTACTCATCTAGGTGAATTTTAGGGTTGTTTCTAAAGGTAATCGTAATGTTTTCTGGTAAGCCAGTTCTAATGAAGAAATCATTTTCCTTTAGGAATAGCCTTGCGACTTCTTGTATTTTGTTATAAGCTTCACGCTTATATTTGTAGTAAGGTTTGATTGTTGCTTTTGTCATTGGATACCCCCACTGTCTATCGTCTAACCCAAGATACAATATCATCTCCACCCCCACCTCCTGGGAAAGGATTATAACGTGCTATCTCATTTTCTGAAGCCTTTACAACATAGCGAAATAGAAAATCGCTAGGCTCATCTTCTGTTAATTTACCTAGTGCAATAGATGAATCTCTAAGTGCTTTAAACTCTTGGAAAGTTAGTTCAGCTTTCTTTACCTCTAGTTTGGTTGAGTCACCTACTCTGACACAGTAGTTAAAGAAAGCACCGTCCTCATAAGTCATCATACCGAGAGAACCACCTCCCTGAGAAATGGTTATGCGCTTGAAACTACCCATAGTGTAGGTAATCTCGAAAACAAAGTCGCTGGGAGAAAAATTCAAAGGTTTACCGTTACCCCATACCCTAGATGCTACAACTTCAACTGCCTTAACAAGGTTTGTGAATGCCTCTTGTTTGTATTTGTAGTAAGGTTTTACTATTTTCTTTCTTTCTGATGTGTTTTTATTCATATAAGATACCCCCTAGTTGCGATTGATATAAGTTGCGCCATTTACAGACCTGAAGTAACACTCATCTTTACTTAGATACCAATAAATGATTGCCGAACCTAGTTTCTTAACTACCGTAGAGTCAGAACCTGTTTTGAAACAAACTATAACATTCTTTGATACAAGCTGAGACTCTTCTAAAGTTAACTTAGTTCTACCCTCAAGGAAAGATACTTTACGGATGCAGAAGTTAGGTTCTAGAGTGAATACCCATAGTCGATTTTCCCAACCATTTCGGTTAAAACAGAAACTAACTGTACCACTACGACTAGAAGAATCATTGTAAATGACTAAATCATCTTCCAAATATTCTGGAAACTGTTCATAGAAACCGAACTCCTTTAGGAGTGCTTTACCTAATTGGTTTAGGCTATTGTAGGCTTCTTGTTTGTATTTATGGTAAGGTTTGATAATATTTAAAGTACTCATCTTGCAAACCTCACGTCTTCGTCGTAAGTATCACCGAACTGACCAATAAATGCATTACCGTGGTCTGAAATACTGTATTTTACAAGTCTACCTATCTTAGATTCTAACATAGTACCTCTCTCACCTGGAAACTGATGTAGTATTTCAAGATTTTTATAAATGGTGTCATACTCTTTGTCTGTAAGTTCTTTTCTACGTATGTTGATAGAGCGTATATCTCTTCCTTTCAGGGTGAACCAGTAACTTCCACCAACAAAGATGTGGAAACCTTTTACCATACCACCTCTAGCTTCTTCTTTCTCTCTTCTGAAATCTACTTCTTCATAGGTTAGTACAACTCTAGGTTCATTCTCTAGGTAAGAATATACTTTAAAGAAATTAGCGTCTTTAAGCAGTCCTACAATAACACCTTCAATCTTGTGAAAGGCTTCTTGTCTATATTTTGGGTATTCTTTAACATAATTCTTTATTGCCATCATCTATATAACTCCTTATAGCTTTTCATATCGAGTGATACCATCCGAACAGATGTATTTACTCTTTAGTTGTTTGTAGCTACCAGTGAAGTCCCAAAAGATAGGACGTTCAGATACATCTTCATAAGTTTGTAGAACTTCTACCAAATTTAGTATAGAAGATATACTAGGGTCAGATACCCTAATAGGTTTGTGTAACCTAAGTAAAGGTAACTCAGCTCCTATAACTTTACCGTATCTGAGGTGTAAACTAAACAGATGACGTCTTCTGTAAACAAATCTAAGATAAGATTTCCTTCAGAGTCCTTATCTGCTTTGACCTTATACCCTTCAATTCCATGAGGTAAGATACAGTCATTGCTTCTCAATATATCTTTCAGCTCTTTTAATAAATCTAAATAAGCTTTATACTTTTCAGATGTGTTGGGATTTCTTAAATTGTAAAACAATCTCTTTCTTTTGTGACTTTTCATATACTACCTCTACAAGGTTTCATCTTTAGGTATCTTTGGATTACCCCAAATGAACTTGTATGATTCATTCTCACTAAAACCTAAGTAATAAAAGATACCCTTCCGACTTGCCGTAAAGTACTGATTAGACCTAAGCTCCCAGTTCTTTTCTTTTACTTTAATCATTTCTTGTAGTTGTTTAAGGACAAATCTTTCTTGCTTCTCATCTAAGGAAATGATTTTAAGGTAAGTTTTACCATCACTATTAAAGATGCGGAAACAAGCTCTTGATAGGTAATCAAGACTGTAACAACCAACCTTATAACCTTGAAAATAGACATATACCCAATCTAAACCTACACCAATATTTTCTGCCTTAAAAGTTAGAAAACTTGCGTTTACACGATTGCTAGTTATACCCGACCAAGCACCTTGCTCACGAAGAAGTTCAAAAGTCATAGACGCTAAAGCTGTAAAAGCCTCATACCGATATTTTGCATATTTACCCTGTTTAGTTACTACTGCCATAGACAGATACCCCCAATTCGCCTAAAATTCTAATATTCACCACGCTTAACAAGCTCAGAATAAACCAATTCAGCAAGTTTGTAAGTGTTGTCATCAACATCTGGGCAATAAGAGCCACAGTATTCACACTCAATTTCACAACCTGAACGTAGGTCGGATTCGTTGTGCTCGCCACACTCCTCGCAATACCACGAAAAAGCAGAAAAAACATTTTCCATAGAATAGAGTTCTGAGGTTGATACCCTAGCTGAGAGTTCCGCAGACTCAAGGACTTCAATAGCTTCTTTGTGCGTTTTAGTGCTGATTTTGATTTGTTCCATTTCATTATACCTCTTAATAATTGATACCCTAACTTCTACCAATCGATAGGAAGAAACCAAGGTCTTAAGACTACCACTAAACCAAGTAGTAATATTTCTAAATATACACTAATTTTAACAGAGTTTACGATGAAAATCAAGCTCTTTTAAGTAAGAAAAAATAGGTAATTACATTACCTATTTTCAATCTTTATATTTTCGAGGGTATCCCTGAACTCATCTAAAAGTTCGTAACTCTCTATACGTTCTGCATACAATGTTGAATTACCTTGAGCGATAATGATGTAAGGAACGTGAATGCCTTCAAAAGTATCACTATCGAAGTAATCAGATAAGTAAGCTGGAACACCACTTTCAACATTGATAACCGAGTAAGTGCTAGAATCACGGTCACGGAGTAGGTCAGCGATAGGATTTCCGAACTCCTTACATACAGGACACTTAGGTTTGTAAAGAACGTAAATGTGAATGTTTGGGGAGTTACGGTTGATGAACTGTTCAGCCGTGTAAGTTTGAGCGACAGACAGTTCACTTAGACCACTGGTTCGTCCTGCTGAGATACCCCAAGCGCCTAGCCAACCGAATAAGGCTATCACTACTGCTAGGGCGAATAGGTACTTTAATTTGAAGTATTCTCGCATTATACTACCCCTCTAGCAATCGAGTAAGGTACGAGAGAATAATTCTTGTGGTTGAGCATACGGTATAGTTTACGAGCGATTACCGAATTACCTTCGACTACCGTACCGTTTAGGACTAGCTTAACCTTATCACGGATAACTGTTAAGTACCTGCTGTCGTTGACATACCCACCCTCAGCTAGGAAATACTTAGGACACAATCCCATAACACCGTCCTCACGCATACGAGTGAGGAACTCTTTAACTTCTACCATTGTAACTTCTTCTACCATTTGTTGTTCCTCCTAAAATTTATTAACTGTTACAACCTAGACCACTTGCCTTTACTTTGCACGTCATACATCATTGTATATTCTTGCTTAGCATTACCGAAAGCAGATACCCCACAGAGTGAGGATTTGAAGAAATCTTCGACAGAAGATAGCACATAGTTCAGAAGAACTGGTGACTCTCGGTAAATTTTGAAACAGATAGTATCAGCAAACCTAAAATGTACGTCACTACCTAATTGATGAATTTCCTCTAAACGTACACTTAATACGTTGATAGGGTTCTCAACATAGTAGGAATGTAAGTAGTTAAGTTTGTAGAGGATAGTTCCGTCAGGACTTACTATCCTTACTAAACCAAACTCTAGGACATGACCGTACTGGTCGGTGTGACTTACTTTAGTTAGATTAGCTTCACGCTTTACTGAAACGGTAGTTACCTTTGGATTGGAGATACCCATTTCTGCTAGGTTGAAAACGGATTTCAGTAGGACACCTACGTCTACTTTACTGCTTTGGTAAAATCTTAGTTCTTTATACTTTATCATCTACCGACCTTCCAATCATGAATGTTGAAAGTATGAGTACCCTTTTCAAGAGAATGTTCACTAACAGTATGTGTGATACAGTCAGCCAAAGACTGCTTCATATTACCTTGCTTGTCCTCGTAAGGGAAGTATGAGCGAACGTACTGTACCTCAGTCACTACTAGATAACAGTAGAGAGGTAGAAAACCACTAGACTGTAGGAGGTTAATAGCTTGTTCTAAATCCACTTTAGATTTGATAACTATAGGAGATTCAGACATCTCAATACTTGGAAACCCATTTAAACGTGGAGAAACCTTACCATAATAAACAATTGGCACACTGTTTGCCATACCGAACTGCTTAGTTGGCTGGGAGCGAAGAGTGTAACCCTTCTTTTGCTTTGGATACTCGTAATTTCTGTTACTCATGTAATTTTATTCTCATTAAGTTCTTGTAATCTTTGTATTAGGCGATACCCCAACTACTTTGACTCTTTTCTAGGATGCTTACGTCTCCAAGCATCTACAAAGAGTTGTGCATAAGCTTCTTGTTGACTCATACCTTTGTCCATGTGTTTTGTAACTTGCTTTAGATTGTCTGACATAACCTGTTCCCTATCTACGTCTCTTTACAATATCTTGAGCCTCTAAAACACCTAAATCAAAAAATCTTTTTGTAGCCTTGTCATTTTCTGCTGCTAAGTAGAGTCCCAACTTATAATACTCATAAGATAGAATACTAGTATATCTATCTAACATTTTTACTACCTTACCCAAACTTTCATTAGATGTTAGGTTAAGACTGAAAGAGTCTGGACTAACATACATGTAATTAGGGAATGTGTGAGGTTTGATTGGTACATTTGAAACGTAAGGTCTATACAAGGGAGTGTTAGAGCAAGCAATTCGTACAGACCATCTACCAGTAGAACCTTTAACTGCTTGGACTGCTAAGATAACCTTGTTGTTCATACTATTTTCGATGGAGATATCAAAAGTATCTTTACCGTTACTGCTTACATACCCATGAATAGCAGTACCCTTAGGCTGGGCAAATAATACCCTCGAGAATACTTTTCCGTTGAAGTAGTCTTTGATAAGCTCTTTAACGTAAAGATTACCCATCCTTACTCTGAAAATACCTATTTCACCTTCTTTTAGCAGTTCAGACATTTTATCTATACTTGACATACTTTCGTACCCCATCTAGTTTTTATATTTCAACCTTAGTCCAATCACGCAACTTGTAGAAAGAGTTTTCACCTCCGTCACCAATATCTAAGTCTTTAGGAGAAGTGCCCCCAAACAAATTAGCTAAGGCTCTACTCTCTTTACCGTGTTTCCTAGCAAAATCCACTAACAGTTTAGCTGAGCGTAATTCTTTGAAGTCTTCTTCATCTACCATTACATACTCTTTACCGTCTGTCGTAGTACCTGTACCTAGAATTTTAACCATGTTTAGTCTCCTTCATACCAACTTTAGAAGTTTTGAAAAGTCCATGCATATTATCGAAAGGTAGAGGGTTTACCCTCTTAACTCCCTCTTTAGACAAATCCTTCAATTCCATATCTTTAGCACGTCGCTCACTGTTGTTAGATAAGAGCTGGGCTTTAAAGAGATACCCTAACTCGACAACATCTTCCACAGACAAATCATGAACTACACCTTGCTCGTCCATATAGATAGCACCTTCTATCTCGTCACAGTACTTAGACATACTAAGAACTACAGTCCAAGGCTCAAACACTGCCTCAGCAGAATAGTCGATACAGTTCTGAGTGAAGAAGAACTCATTTGAAGAATAGTTATAGTAATGGTAAGAACCACCAAACAAGTTTTCAAGTTCTTTATCAATCTTAAGACCGTCAAGGTAGAGGAAAGCAAGCTCTTTGAAAGTGTCAATAACAATATCTGGAAGAGAAGTCATTTGCTCAGAGTGTTGAGAATGAGACGTCCGAAGAACGACATAGTCGGAAAGACTACAAACAAAATAGTAATCTCGACCGTCTTGCTGATAAATATGTTGACCAACCTCGGCTGTAAGAACATCTTCTCTTAGCTTAGCGTCGTCTTTAACCAAAATAATCATAGGTAATACCCCCATAGTAAACGAACTAATAATACTAAAACAAGTTTACCGTATTTAGGTAAACTTGTCCAGTCCTATGAAATAAAATTATTAGTCAATCTAAGCTAAGATACCCTAGAATTACTTATTACCTGATAACAGACCTCCAAGGTAACTCCATAAGTTACCGAAGAATGATTTGATTCCTTCCCACATACCCTTAGCCTCGTCGCTAGAAACGAACTTCTTGTATTGGTCAGATAGTGAATCATAAGCAGTTTTTGCGTAGTTCTCCAACTGCTCTTTTACCTCTTTAGAGTCGATTGCCGAAGTGTTTTGGTAAGCGTTGGCAAATGAAATGATTTGTTGTACTTGCTCTGGAGAGATAATCTTGTTAAGACCTTTGTCTTTCAAGGCATTATTTACAATTTTCTCTACTTCTTTGTTATCAGCAGTTTTTCCTTTAGACTCTTTGTACTTGGCAAGGTCAGTTTTAATTTGTGATAGAGCCAAGTCAAGCGCTGCTGGGTCGAATTTGTCGTTATCTTTGTTTTGTTCTGCAATGGTTGCAGTAGTAGAAAGTTCTTGGTTGGCAACTTCTGCACGTTTTTGGTCAATCTCTTGACCGTTGGCTTCGAGTGCTTTAGATACCCCTACAAGGGCAGATTCACCAGTAACTGATACTGGACTAGCAATTTCAATGTTTACGTCACTAGCACCTGCTGTAATGGCTGCGTTTTGATACTGCAATGCAGTTACTTTTATGATGTTGTTTGGAGTTTTGAGTGTAACTTTAACTCCATTACCTTTGTCTGCTTTTTGTACCAACGCAGAAGAGATAAGGGTAGGATTTTCGCCTTGAGTACCCATGAACTTGTTGTAGTCTTCAACAGTTGTAAGCTGACGGTTAACGTTAGCAATATCTTTAATACCGAATGCAGTATTAGTGTCGTCTACTTGCTGGTTGGTTAAGCTAGAACCATACACCAAAGTAGGTTTGCCCCACTTCTCGTTGATTGTGTCAGTCTGAATTTCTGCGTGAGCAACCTGAGTTCCAAAACCAAGAGCAAGGACTGCCAATGCAGACGCTGAGAGATATTTTACGTTTTTCATATTTTTACCTTTCAAGGCAGATATACTGCAAATCATATAAATTTTATGCGTTTAGTCTAAATAAAGCTAAAAAGACTAAACATAGTAAAGAGATTAAGACCTAGAAAGATACCCACTTAGTATCTTGAGTGATAGTAAACGTGGTCACAAGCTCGCTCTACTACCTTTTCGCTTACGTTTAGCTTAGAGCATATCCACTCAACTGCTAAGGAGTAAGGAACTCCAAAGTCACGATAGCTACGAGCAACCTCTTCGCAACGGTAATATTCATCCTTCTGAGCATACTCAGAGATTTTAGAAAAAACACCCTTTCCCATATTCTACACCTCTTTTTCTAATATAAGACTATTTTAGCACAATTAAGCCTAAGAGTAAATACCCCTGAATACAGGAAAAGCAGACCAATGAGTCTGCTTTGTTGCTATTTGAGACGGTACTTAACGACTGTACCTCTTGTTGGATCATCATCGAACTCAGATACGAAAGTAATCTCGTAGTAAGCTCCAAACAACTCTACTAAACGGTTCTGATATGAGAACCTAGAATCGCCTGGTATTCTTAAGAGAGCTGCAGACTGGTAACTACCTGATAGGTGAGAATTGATGTCGTATAAATCACCATCTTCACCTTCTGGCAACTCTTCGACTTCGTTATCCTCATTTAGAGGTAAACCAAACACATGAGATAGAAACTCATTTCGTACTAGGTCGAATTTCTTTTGAGTCTCTTCCTTGATTGCAGTGTTACGTTTAATAAAGTCGCTTATTGTACGGTCTGGAAGTTTCTTTAAAGCTTCAGTTAAGTAATCTTCCTTAAAGTCAGAGAACTTAACAACACCCCCAATAAGGAATCCATCCTCATCGAAGTCATCTTGGTCTGGGAAATCAAACCCAACCTCTTGACCTTCGGTATTCAACTTACTACCCTCCATAGGGGCAAACAAATCGTCTTTACCTTTGTCACCTGCATTATAGGCTTCCATTGCATTTTCTGGCTTGTAGAATTGACCTACAAGACCACCACCAAAAGGTGACTTGTTCAAGATTTTCTGAACCTCGTCTTCCAAGAAAGCCATCGTTACGCACAAGAAAAGCAAGAGTGCAAATCCAAATAAACTTACACTGGATAGTTCCTCAGGTAACCATCCCTGCCAAGGCATGAACGTTACAACTAGGTAAACTAGGAACAGAAAGAAAGCAACACGAATGCTTGCTTTTCTTACAAGCATCAAGTTAAGTTTTAACTTACTTAAGTCGTTATACATATAGATTAATCCTCATTCTTAACAAAATCAATACGTTTGCAGAGGTAAGCTCTTCCTCCGAAGTTGTAACTTCTCTGAGGTCCAAACTCCACTGCGTAACCAAGTTTCTTAGCGTACAACCTCAAATCATCAGCGGTTAGCTTAAGGTTCTCTTTTCTGAGATACCGTAAGATACGGAATATTTCCTTACAAATAGGTTCATCATTTAGGAATTTAGAGCTTGGGATTGAAATAAATTCCCTTTGTAGGTTATATTTCAAGCAAGAACTACCCCTGAACATATTAAGACCGTAAGCTGTAGTAAGTAGGGAAACGACTCTTAGACAAACATCGTTGTAACTCATTTCAGAGAGTTTTGGTTTGTTTTTAGGGTCGTACTCTCCTTTCTTGTTTTCTCTGTCAGCCAGTTCACAAACAAATGCGAAGTAGCCGAATTTACGATAAATACTTATCAAGCTTAGGTTCTGTAAGGAAAGTTGATTAAAACGCTGAATTGCAGTGTTAAGACGAAATGCCTTAACCTCAATAGTTGTAAGCTGTGCCATGATTATACCTCCTGTCGAGGTATAGTCCGTAGAAAATACCAAGACGAAATTTTCTACTTCCATTTTATAACATTTACAGAAAAAGGACAAGCCTACTGGCGAGTCCTTTAAACTCTTTTAAGTACCTTCTACAGTGATAGTCCAAATAAAAGCTATTAAAACTAATTGAAACTAATCAACTACAAGGTTAATGTTACGAATATAGGATTTAGTGTGGTTGAACCAGTCCTTACGAACCTCTTCAATAGCAACTTTATTGATGTGGTGTACAGTGGTACCCTCAGAGAACGTTACTTTCATTTCTACGTTATCCAGTGTAAGGACACCTTCCTCACCTTCGATATTGAAGTTTACGCTGTGTAAACCTCTTTCGTAGTTTCTAGAGCCAACAGTACCGTTAAACTCTCGAGTCTCTACTACCTGACGAGTTTCAGTTGTTTCAACTCCGCCTACATATACTGCCATGAGGAAGATAAGTAAGGAGAATGAACTAAGTTGACCTAGCAGAGTTAAGATGTTTACGTTATCTGTTTTTATACCCCTAACCACAGCGCCTAGAGCCATTACCAATGAAATAAAGACTAGTACAGAGAATACGATAGACACAAGCCATGACTTGTCAGCAACTCCGTACTTAAAGAGGAAATGTAGGACTACACCCCACAATACTGCAGAGTACACAAGGAGTGATAAGTCCTTCTTCCAATCTTCACCAAACTTAAACATATAATTTCCTTTCTTTACCAATCACCTGATGCACCCCCACCATCAAAGCCCCCACCACCCCAGTCACTAGATGACCAAGATGAACTAGAACTCGAACTACCTGAGTCATAAGAGGAAGAATGACTAGACGAGAAAGACTGCTCTGCAAGGTAGGCTGCTACAAGTGCATCTGTCCAAGAGTCGTTTTCTCTAAAATCACTACTATGTGGATAAAGTTTATCTTTACCTTGGTAGTCGTATTGAGAGCGTCTTAGTTTGTCTTTTTCTTTCTCTTCTTGCTTCTTGTAGTAATCTTCGACTAGGAAAGGTGTCCATGTTTCGTTAGGTACGAACCCATAAGAATCGGGATAGAGTTTATCATACCCTTGGTAGTCGTAGTATGACCGTTTAACTACTTTCTGATGGAAATATTCTGTTGTTCTTCCATCTGCCCAAGACTTATTGTAAACAAAGCCATAAGAGTCTAGGTACAACTTATTGTCACATTCATAGTCGAACCTAGAACGTCTAAGGCGAGAATACCAGTCAATTAAAGAGCCAATACCCACTAGTCCTAGAAATGATGGTAGGAGATAGAAGAAGAAATACTTAGTGTTTCGAGCCATACTTTCCTTGGCTTCTTCTAACTTAGCTTGACGTTCTTCATTCTCTTGGACAATGCCAGCTTTCTTAGATTCAAGATTAGAGATACCAGTCAAGATAGATGACACTCCTTCAGAGTAATTTCCATCTTTCATGTAAGATTTAGCTTCATCTAGTAACTCCCTAGCACGAGAATCCGTCAACCAAGTGGATGCTTCATTTGAAGTTTCTATTCTGAACTTACGGTCTTTTATAGCAATGGCTATTAAAATACCACTGTTAGTGTCAGATTTACCAATCTTCCAACTACGAGCAACTTTGTTAGCTACTGATTCGATGTGTTCTCCTTCAGTGGTATCAACGATGTAGATACCCACTTGAGTTTCACTACTACTATTCATGTCGGCTAGAGTGTCTGCAACTACCGAGTTTAGATACCCTTGAGGGTCATAGACACCATTTGATGGACGCTCTGGTATAGTTACATCAGCAGACACAACGGACATGAAGAATAGCAAAGGAGCAATTAAAAGTAAAATTAACTTTTTCATAAGAGATACCCCCACGGAACTATTCAGAGAGATTTACTTTAGGAGCAGTTTTTGCACCTTCGTCAGCCTTGATTAAGTCTACTTGTTTGAAACCAAACATATTAGCTAAGATGTTTTTAGGGAACTTACGAATATCTTGGTTGTACTCCGTAGCGATAGTGTTGTAATCAGTACGAGCAACACCAATTCTATTTTCAGTACCTTCAAGTTCAGCAATAAGTGCAGATACTTGAGTGTCAGCTTTCAACTCTGGGTAGCTTTCTTTTACTACCAATAGACGAGAAATAGCTGAACTTAGTTCTGATTGACCTTCTTCTTTTGTAGCCTTGTCGCTAGAACCGATTTTTGAACGAGCGTCTGCAATGTTAGAGAAGATTTCTTTTTCGTGCTTCATATACCCTTTAGTAGATTCTACGACATTAGGTATTAGGTCAGCCCTGCGTTGGAGAGCAACCTCAATCTTTGAGTTTGCATTTTTAACAAGTTCCTCTTTACTTACAAGACCGTTATACGAGCTCATAAAGAGAAAGCAATGATTAAGGCAACAAGTGCCACACTTCCGATAGCAATTAACGTTTTCTTCATAGGATAGTTCCTTTCTTAGTTACCCATAATCTTAGTCAGTACCCATATCGCTCCAGTAATTAGAGCTCCAAATACTGCGATACCCATAATCACTTTACCAATCTTTTGCCAACTCAAGTACCCTTTGCTTTGAGTAACTTGGTCTTCAGCCTTTTGTTGAGGCTGACTTACCGTACTAGGAGCAGACCAATTAGGTGTTGATAAAGGTGTTGGATAGGAGTTGTAGCTGTTGTAAGTGTTGTGGCTTGAACCATTAAAGAGCAAGTTATACCACAAGAGATTTTCCATAAAGGAATTACCACCAAAGCGTGAGCCACCATAGTAGTAATTGTTGGTATTGTAATATTGTTTGCGCTTTTCTTCTTCCTCTTGGCTAGTACCTCCGCTACGGAAACCACTACGTGGATAGAAGTAAGTACCCCTATAAGACGAAGAATTGCTAGACTTAGACTTGTCACTGTTAAGTTTAGAGTCTGCAGTAGAACCTGTTTTAGTTTCTACGCTCTTTCCCCTGTGTGGTTTTGGGTCTGCTTTTGAGGGAGTGTAAGGTTTAGGTGTTGAGGTAGAACCTGATGAACCTGAACCACTACCAGTTGATTTGCCACTGTTAGAGCCTCCAGTTTTGGAAGTACCCCCATCGGACTTAGAACTTCCTCCACTCTTTGAACCACCAGACTTAGAACCACCTGATTTAGAACCACCTGATTTAAAACCACCGCTCTTTGAGCCACCACCCTTAAAGCCTCCTCCTGAACGAGAGCCACCTCCTCGGCTACCCCCACCACGAGAACCTCCATGTCCACCTCCATGTCCACCACCATGACCACCTCCGTGACCACCACGTGCTTCTACGATAGTTGGAACTGTAGTAGATAGAGCCAATAAACTTAACGTCAAGATAGACATTAACCTTAGACGATTTTTCATAATTAAAACCTTTAAATACCTTTCTTACTTGTGGAAACCGTTAGGAAACTTGTCAGCTAGAGCCTTGAAAGACTCCAAGTCTTCTTTGATACCCCTAGACTCTGCTAGAGTCACCACTATGAGAATACCATCAAATTCTATGTTGTAGCCCTCTGTAATCAAATTCCTGATAGTCTCAGAAGAGATAAACGTTTCTTCACTATACTTGGTTATCATACTAAAGTTACCTTCAAGGTCATTAGCAACGTAGAAGTAGTGATTCATTTTTACAGACACAGTATCTACAAAGTTCATACCGTGAGTCAACCCCAAGGACTCTACTACATCTACTATAGAAGATACAAATGGAATATTATCTACTGAAGTAAATGCGTACTCGATATGGTTTTTACCTAGGTGAGAATATACTAACTTAGGAGGTTCAGTATCACCTGAAACTACCAAACGATTCAAGAGCTCTAATTTGCGAGCGTCCTTATAGTAGTTCTTGCCAGTTATACCCTTAATTATCGCTTCGGTTTCTTTGTTTTCAGACATTAGAATTATACCCTTTCTCGTACTATAATAGTAAACCAATAAACTTTAAAACTATTTTACTATAATTATAAGAAAAAGGCAAGCCTATTAACTTGCCTTCAGTACACTACTCTTCAGAGTCCTTCCAAATGAATAGTGCTCCTACACTATTGAAGATGTAGAAGATATACTTACCAACGTTAGCAAAATTTCCTTGTACAAAGGCTTTAACTAACTGTACAAAGTTGTAGAATAGCCAAAATGACCACTGAGTTGTAAGTTTAAGGACATTTAAACCATTAGCTACCAAAGATAGTGCAAAAGCAACTGTAGTTACATAAGCTAGAGTGTTCATGTTTCCTTGATATCCAATGTTATTTGTCCAGTAAGAAAAGATGAAAGCACCTAGAACTAGCACTGGTACAATCCAACGTAATTGTGCTTTAGATAAAGTACTTGCTTTACCTTCTCTCTGAGTACCCCACCAGTAGATAGCTCCAAGATAAATCATAAACGTAACAGGATAGGTGATGATGGCTGCCTTATTACCAAGGATATAGTCAATCAGACCTGAAAGAACTGCGTTGATGATACCCAAGTAGTTACCTAGTTTACTTAGTTTACCAGTAAATCTAGTGGATAGCATAGAGATACCAACGTTGATTACCGAGATTAAGCCAAAAGGAACGAGTGCAGTCCAAGAACCCCAATTAACAAACTTGTCAAGGCGTGTTCCTAGATACCCTGCTGAGATAGCGATACCCACTACCAATGCAACACCGAACCAATCAAACCACTTAGACGTGGCGAACTGTTTTAATAGTTTTTTCATACTATTGTACTCCTTTTTATAAGTCTTCAATATAATTTGTTGGCATCTTCTCTTCTGCACGTTCGGTTGCGAAGAAGAAACCTGAACCTTCTGCAAATAACGTAAGTATTTCTTGGAAAGACTTACCTAAATTACGTTCTGTAATGTCTGCTAATTCTCTTTGGAAGTCTTCTACAGTCAAATCCTGTTTAGCTACTAGTCTACAAGGCTCTTCGTTATCTAATGGATAGAAGAACTTCTTGATAGTTACAAGAGAGCCGTCTTCACTAAGCTGGGTAAAGAAATGATAGTCAGAACCATCATAGTTGTAACCACCTGGTGTTGCAATGTAGCCATATTTTGTTGAGTTGAATATACCTTTAAGTACTTCAACATCTTCTACTGCTTTGAGAACCTTTCCATTAGATAAAGCTTTAGCATACTCTTTATTATAGATAAGACCTTTAATGAAAGCCTTAACTTCTGGAGAACCCGTAGTGTGTAAGTTATACAAATCGATATAGAACTCTTTTGTGCGTTTTTGGTGAATACTGTTGTAGTTGAATACCTCTGAGTCACCAGTAGCCAAACTCTCTAAATGGAAGAAAAAGTCTTTCTTTAACTTGTCCCTATTTCTGGAAATGTAAGATACCCCTTCTTTCAGCAAGACTCTAAAGATACCAGTAGATGTAGTAACAAATTCAGAGTTGTAGAATGGGCTAAGACCTTCAGTCATAAATCGGACAGTACCTTTATGGTTTGGATTTAACTGTGCGTAAGTTATACCTTCTTCTATCTTTCTTACTACAGGTCCTCTTTCATCTGGATAGATAACCATAACAAGCTCATCGGTCAGAATGTCCTTTATAAAATATTGGATATAATCACCCATTCGAATATACAACCATGTATTCGGCTGGATTACAGAATCCATAGTCAATGTTTTTACTTCTGTCATAACTTTCTCCTAACTTACTACCATAAATCTATATTATATTGCACACAACCATCCCAATCACCAGTTGCTGAAATACTAACAACTGCGTCTGTATTCTCAGGTATAACCTCTTCACCATTACGCTTATATACAATCGAGTCATTTCTGCTCAACTTAATGAAATTTTTCAAGTCTTCTACTGTCATACCATACCCCTTTAGTTGCTATACACAACCGTAATCACGATTGGAGTGTTCTTGTTTTGGTCATTTTGCTTTTTGACTTCAAGCTTTACAATCTTCTTACCTGAATTTTGAATTTCTGAGATAAGTTGGTTAGCTTCTTCTTGGCTAGTTGTTTCAAATGTAGTCTCAGAACTTACATCTTTAACGTTAGCGATTTGCTCTTGGCGAGCGTGACGATCTGCTTCAGCTTGAGCATTTAAGCTGTCGATACCCTTAACTAGACCACCTGACAATACAAGTACCCCTCCCAAGACAAGCAATACAACAGATTTTCGCATAGTTAATACCTCAATTTCATATTTTAGTTTAAATTTTGTGGTATAAATTACCACTACCAATTTCTAATACTATTGTACCAAGATAATACAAAAAGAGCAAGCATAATGGCTTGCTCTAAATACTACTATGTACTAATTTATTCCCATACGACACCTAAGTATTTCTCTATTAGGTTGTATATAAGTACCTGTTCCGAAGAGTCGTCTACATCGAACTCTTGAAAACCATCATGAGAGTTAGGTACGTTAAGCAGTTCCTTGAAATAGGCGACTAGCTGACTAAGAGATACACCCTTTAATTTATTAAAGTCATACCCTTTAACTGCAGACCACAAGTCCTTAAAGGACATACCCCTCTCAGATATAAGGTCTTTCAACCTCATTAAAGGAACTACCAACACCATTAACCCCAAAACTAAAACCATCTTTTCACCTACAATTCAATTCCACCATAACGCTCTTTTGCAATGTTCTCCATGATACGATACATGGAGTTGCGATATGGTTCTGGAACGATGGTGGCAATTTCTTCTTCTGTAAAAAGTTTAGCGTTTGAAAAACCTTCAAAGTCCCAATCAAATACACGAGTGCCGTCTTCTTTGTCGTGATACCCTGATAGTGATAGGAACTCTTCACGGTTGACTGGTTTACCTACGTTAATGTAGTAGTTACCTGTGTCAACTACATATTTTCCAATGTTAACTGCGTACAGGATATCACGGTAGTCACTGTCGTTGAGTTGCAATGGATTGACCTCAGCACGTTCTGCTGCATGTACGGCTGCAAAGAATGCAATCTTTTCTTTAGGGGTGTTGAAAGCCTTACCTTTCATAAAGTCCCCCACCTCTTTGCGTAAGACCACACGTCCATCTACGAGCAAGCCATCTTTAAGTTCATTTTGTGTCATTTTAGTTTTCTTCCTTTTCTACTTCTTTGCTTCCGATACCCTTAAGTCTGATAGTTTTGCGACGTTCTAAAGACTCTTCGTACAAGTCTTTAGTTAGCAAGTTAAACTTAAGGAGCATGTTAGAGATAGTTGTGTCCATCTGTTTCAACTCTTCTGGTGTAAACTCGCCTTTTGCAAGACCAAACTCCATATCTGATAAAGTTGACTCATAGATGTCTGTCAGGGTAGCTAACAATGCTAGAATAGAAAGGAGAGGATTAGCTTCGTGGTAAAGCATATCAAAGTCATTCATATCACCAGTGTTCATACCCCTTAAGATGATTAAACCTTCAGCAGAGTCCAAATTGTTTGCTAGGTTTAGCAAATCCTGTTTAACTTTTTGTACTTCTTCCGTCATGGATGCCTCCCATCATAGATGCTTTGATTTCATCTGAAGTTTTATCTAACTCAGCAGTAAAACCTCTAAGTGCATGAGCCATATCATTGACTTGGTCATACAACAAAAAAGTAAGTCCAAGGTCATTTTCAGCTTTTGCCCTGTCTAAAGCTACCTTTAAGAGTGCAGGGTATGTTTGACTGGACATATCTAAGATATCATTTAGAGAACCAAAGGAACCGACTTCTGTTCTACCACCACCAAAGTTCTTAATAAGGATACCTGCCTCCATCTCCGACATTTGAGAGGATGAATCAACAAGCATCTTTAGGAAACCTTGGCGAACATGCTTCTTAGACTCTTCACCTGAACCATGCGATTGACAATGATTACACATGTATTTATACCTCATATTCTTTTAAAATACTATAAGTATAGTTTACACTATTTAGACCAAGAAAGCAAGGCTCCTGACTAGTCATAACTGTAGCCAAGAGCGAAATTTTCTTTAGCAACCCACTGGTCAAGAGAATCAGCATGCTGTGAGCAGTAATCAATGAAATCTTTTAGCCACTCAAAGTCATTTGGGTAAGCCATGTTGACTTCAGAGATGTAATCACCGCTGGAGATACCCCTAACTCCTAGACGTAGACACTTGTATCTGAGCGCTAACCTGTTAGCATCATAGACCGTAGGCGAGTTTGCAATGTCAAGGAAAATACCTGACTTCTCTAAAAGCTCTTCTACCTTGCCTTGAGTTGCTTGTGGGTAAAGTTTAACGTTACCTTTATCCTTTAATCCCTCTAACCTACTAGACATAAGAGTCGGTGCTGCGATGTGGAATGTGTTGTTAGGACAAGAGTCTACCAACCTCTCGATAGACCATAAGTCGTCAGTTTCGGTTGTGATAAGCACATCTTTGCAGTAGTCTGTTTTATCGGAGATATACAATGGAGCATGGAACTCAAAGAAGTCAACACCTTCGCTCTCATTAGCTAACTCACGTGCCCCCTCAAAGCCACCAAGATAACACTCAGTGTTCAATTTCTTATGTTGTAAGATGTAGTCAATGTTGCCTGGAAGTTCGTTTACTTTCTCAGTAAAGACTAACTGGTTAGGAGGCATAGAGTCGCCTACAGACTTAACTTTTTCAATAAGCATCTGCAAAGGAGTACCCAAGTTGTTAAATGTGATACCCTTTTCGGAGTACCCCAACTCTTCTAGACAGTAGAGATAAAACTTCGACATTGTAGGGAAGATAGTGCGACCGACTACCACAGAGTCTGTTTGATGGTTCCAAGTGGCAAGCATTTCTCCACTAGGAGAATAAAACTGACTACCAACTAGTCCTACACCAGTCACAAAGGTAGAACTTTTATAAAGAAAACCATAGCGATTGTAATAGTCTTTACGGTAAGTGAAGCCCTTAGAGTCAAACCAATGAACTTCAGATACAATACGATGAATTGTAGGCTCTGCCATAAATACCTCACCAACTATACCATCGATTGTCTTTATGAAGAACCTGCCATCCTCACGTTCGACCTCCCATTCCAAGGGGACAGGGAAATCATTGATGTGCAAAGGCTTCATTTCCTCAAGGGAGTACCCTTTATACAAGGCAGACCAAATAGATTGGACATCTTCTGGCTGATTTAAGTTGTCTTCTAACGTAATTACACTACCTTTAAACCCTTTACGGAGCAAGGAATAGTGCAAATCCCAAGCGACATTATCGTATTCTGTTACAAGTAAAATCATTTAAGTAACTCCTTCCAAGCCTTAGCTACCTGAGGTTTTAGGTACTGTTTAGCTATGTCATAGACAAACTCATAGTTGTCTAGCTCGTTGACTGCTTTGCGAATACCCTCTACCAAGTACGAGATGTTTTCGTCAGAATCACGGTCATCTACATCAACAGGACAGAGAATACCAGTCCGACCTTCGACTACGAAATTAGTGTTACCATAATCGACGTTATAGCCAACAATAAACAAACCTGAGCCTACTGCTTCCATCAATGAAAGACCGAACCCCTCAGCAAAGGATGCAGATACATAGGTTGAATACTCTTGGTACAGGTCGTCCATTTTGTGGTGACCTTTTAGAGTGATGAAAGACTCAGCGTCATAGTCTTTTATCAGCTTTTCAAGGTTCTCACGCTCGACACCTTCACCGTATATATCTAAGGTTAGTCGACTACCATCAGCCAAATCCTTTTCCTGACGAGCAACTGCAAAGGCTTTGATTAGGATATTCAAGTTCTTTTCGTCAGATAGGCGAGATACAGTTACGAATTTACCTTTTTGTCTCTTGTCTTCCATACCCCTACCACGCAACTCTTCAAGGTAACCTGCTGGAGCGACAAAGACCTTACTAAAACCGTTAAGTTGCTGAGAAAGTAAGTCAGCTTGTTTCTGAGTAGAGCAGATAAATGCGTCTACAAGGTTACGGTTCTTGAACTGGTATTCGTAATAGTTGTTGAAGAGGATTCCGTTATCAGTGATACCCTCTGCGACGTAGTGTTCAGCGTGGACTACTACTCCGAGTTTAAACCCTACTGAATGTTTTCTAGTAAACACTGCCTTAGCCGTACCAGTTGACCTATCTAAGAGAACCCAGTCCTTCTTCTTGATACCCAACTTGTCTAAGAATACACCAAACAAGACTTCTTTAGACGAGTAATACTTACCTTGGTAGAAGAAAGATGAGTCGTCTAGAGTCTTAACAAACTCAGTTAAGGCTACTTCTCCCTTTTTCTGCAAGAAGTCACGCTTATAGACATAAGCCTTGCTGTTCACTGGAGTATAGTACTCAACAGAATGGACTTTAAATCCTGCATAGTACTCTTTCTTGACTAGGCAATAGTCTACCACATATTCCAATCTGTTGTAGAAAGTTGGATTGAGTTTGTCTTCGTAGGCGACGATGTAAGTACCTTCTTCAAGCTTCATAAAGACTCTAGAAGTATCTGAGTCGTCTATGAAATAATCCTTAAATTTGTTTTTTAGGGTTGTTAGGCTAACCATACTATCTCGCATATAGTTGCCTGTAAGGATGTCATAGAACCACAAGACATCTTTTGCACTAATTCCAAGATTTTCTGCTAGACTGTAGGTACTAGAACTAGATACCATGTCCAAGAAAATGTATTTTTGTTCAATACCAAGCTCCTTTAAGAGCTGGTAACGATAAGCCTGGGCATACTCAACACCACTAGATGCAAAGCCGATACCCAAGTTGATGTTGTAAACTTTCATCTTTACTACCCCTCACTAGAGTTATCTAACTCTTTCTTCGACCATTCTCTTGCCTGAACTGCCTTCTTGTAGTAAGTCCACTTAGCCATGATACACAAAGTATCAATAATGAAAATACTATATAAACCCCTTACACCAAAAGGAAATAACATGTCAAAAGTACCTGTTAGTATCATGATAAAAGCAATTACGCACATTACACCAAAAGCATCGGAACATGATGTAAGAAATTGCTTTCTTTTAAGATAGTACTCTTTTGTGTGTTTAGGCTTCTTCTTTTCTTTCATTTAAGTCTCTCTTTCTACCATACCCCACCCCTATACAGACTGCAAGGAACAGAGCCTGAGTAATCAAACAAACTACCCTACTACTCGACCAACCATAATCCAGTTCTGAGCCTGCAAAGAGTAGTTATAAAGTTCAATACCGTAAGAGGAAACAACCAAGCTTACGGACATAAGTACTGATACTATAAAACAGTAAACAAAAGTCTGAGTAAACCCATAAAAGTCAAACTCATCATAAGAGTCACTATCTGATTTATCAGACTTAGGTTTAGGACTGTTATTTGACATACCTTTATAGTTTACCATACTTAGATACCTTTCTATACTCATATACTGAATAAACAAAGATAACTACAATTAAAGGTAGTATAATGTACTTAGAGAATCTAATCCACATAACATTAGGATTGGAGTAAAAATCCTTCTTAAATAAAGCCCAGTCAATAAAGGCTCTAAAGAATAATACTCCATTCAACAAAATTAACACTGAAATAGGAGAAATCAATAAGAGAATACGCTCCATAACAAGTGCGTGTCTTTCTAACTCTTCTTTAGTACTTCTTTTATAGCTGTATAAGTTATTGTTCATCATTACCAGACTCCTCTCCTTTTAATCCGTAGTATTCCCCAATATACATACCGAACACTTCCTGCTTCCAAAAGTAAGAGCATACCTGATACACTACCGTAAGCAGTAACTCCAAGCAGAATACAATTAAGTAAGTGTACTTAAGTAACTGGAATACATCGCCCCCTGCATACCCTAGAGCCTTAGCCTCAAGTAAGACCAAGGTAGCAAGACTGACACCAAAAACCAGTAATATCTGTAAGTTTCTGATAAATGAGAAGATGAAGTTGTGTTCTTCTGAAAGCCGTCTTTTTAACCTTACCATAGATACCCCCCTAGTTGTTTAGAGGGAAACCAAAGAAACGTCGCTCCCATACATACTCTAAGATAATACGCAAGAGAGATGTACCTAGAGTAAAGATAAGTTGGTAAGAGAATACAATATTTAGCGCACCGATTAGTGCTGAATTGTTGCTTTTTACCATAAAGGCAACACTAGAAATAAGCACAATAGCTAGAAACACTAGTAAATTACTTACTTCCGTCGCTTTTAGAAACCCTACGATATGCCCCTTGATTTTGTTACGAGTTTTAACTCCCATAGTACCTCCCTGCCTTTTAGATAGGCGATTAAAATTACAGTTTATTTCAGTAGTCTACCAACTACTAACCATATATAATTGTAGCAAAGTCTTCAAAAAATTTCAAGCACCATCAAGCAAAAATTTCGCTCGTTTAAGCTAGTGCATTTAACCTACATTTTCGATATGTACAAAAATAAGGAAAATTTGCAAAAACCTATTTTCACGCTACTTAAGGTGTGCAATTCTAAGGTAAACTACGCTACTGCCAAGGAAGTACCCAGTTACTAGGGTAAAACCGTAAGTTAATAGCTCACTACCCAAGGCAAATTTGCATATAACAGTAAATGCAATAGAAAGAAAGAAGAGGACTAATGATAAGAACCCCTCCCATGCAAGAAATCTTCTATCTGATTTTGATATTCTCATTCTTTACCTTTCAGTACTCTACTAAGTCTAGTTGACCTTTAGAGTGGTTGTTTTTTCTTTTATGTCTGTAGTATAACCAGTCCAAGACTTAAAATGAGTAACCTTATCTTCAAGAGAGATAGTAGTAACTTTGTCACCGATATTCAAGTCACTTACATTTGTTACATCCTTGACTCCTTCAAAAGAACCATTGTTACTTAAAAGTACAGTGTCTTTTGAGATATTTACCACTACTACATCTACTTGTTTTACATTTAGTGGAACAACATTTACTTCCTTCTTAGAAACAAACAAAGCTAAGGAAACGAAAACAAACCCCAAGGTTACGAAACCTGATGCTATTCTGAACCTTAACTTAGCTTTCTTTAAACCCTCTTCAGAATCTATTTCTGTGTGACTAAACCTACTCATGTATATTCCTCCAAGTATAGCAGATATAAAAATTGGTAGTAAATCAACCAAAGGGATGGAATTCTGATACCCCCTAGCTACGAAATAGATTACAAATACGAGCAGTATCATCTCGAAAATCCCTAATGCCAACTCTTTTAGCGTATCTTTATCTACGTTTTTCATTTTAACCTAAAACCTTATTCTTTACCTTTCAATAAAACGTACTCTTTATTCCAAGAACCACCCTTACCAAAAACGTTTGTGACTTTGGTAGTCTCTGTAACCTTTTCGATACCAGTAACTGCATCACCTACGTGAAAGTCTCTCCAGTTTTTAACGTCTTCTACAGGAATGACATCGTCACCTGCTATAAGAACTACCCTAAAGTTGGAAGAAGAACCATACTCCGTAACAACTTTTGCGTTGACTTCTCTCGATACAGTAGTTGTTGTAACCTCATTCTTCTGATTTGAAATGTAGAAGACGAGGGTTGCCATACTAAGTAAACCTATGAGGACGAAAATATTCTGGAATTTAGGGTTTCTCATATACCCATAAGACCATATTTCATAGGCTCCCACTATAAAAGAAAGACCAAGTATAGGTATAATCACCAATGTTACGGAAAGACTAAACAGGTAATCAATAAGTGGTGACAATGCACAGAATAAAAGAAAGAATACACTAAAAACTGTAAGTGGTTCACTAGGTTGTCTCTTTTTCATAACCTAGTCCTCCGTAATGATACCATCACGAATACCTACTACCCAAAGCAAGTCACCTTCTTGAATGAAGTCCATACACTTGGCTTCATAGATGGGGTCGAGCATTAGGTCACCGATTTGGTTGTTTTCGTAGTATTTATGGTAATCGTAAGAAGATTTAACTACCGTGAAGTTGATACCCTCTTCAGGAGCGTAAGTTTTCAACCGTTTTTCGTATTGACCACCTACCTGAACTCCAATTAGAGGAACATCGATACCCCAGTAGAGCAACCCCCACATCACACCACATAAACTCATGCCTGAGCCTACTGGCATGATGATACGTGAGAACTTACCTTCTTTGTAAGGCTCTACCAAGGATTTAACCTGCAAAGCTGTCTGATAGACTGCTTCCCAACACTCCATCCCAAAAGGAATTTCAGCGAACCCCATAGCTTCGGCATCGTCTTTAGCACGTCTAATAATTACATTGTTATAACCCGCTCTGTGTTGGAAGATTTCAGCTCCGTTAGCTTTAGCTACTTCCAACTCCTGACCAAGTTCACCTTGAGGACAGTGAGCGTGAAAAGGAACTCCGTAGTGCTTAGCGATAAAGGATACGATTTGGATTTGCGGACTCTTTTTAGAACCAGCTGTTACAAGACCAGTAAGACCGCCATTTAAAGCCTTCTCACACAAATACTGACAAGAACGGGCTTTACCACCCATGGCACCGAATGCTGAATATTTATCGTCACGCTTAACTAGGTGACCACCGTGTTCTTCTACAGGAGTTAGTTCGTCTGCATACCCCTCTGCTACCAAGGTATCTAACTCCATAAATACTTGCATACTATTGCTCATCTGCTACCTCTTTCACTTCCCCCTACCAAGCCGTTTGAATAGACCTTTGGTAACAAATAGTTAGGGGTTAGAGTGCGTCTACCATCTAACTCTTCTTTGTTGTAAGGGTGTGCAACACCTACTACCTTATGACCACCTGCCAAAGCATAACCAATGCGAAGAGGTTTGTCGTCAATGTAGATAACATCTTCCAAGTCTTCACCGTCATTTTCAAAAATGAAAGGTAAGGCTAATATGTCTGAGTCTTGAACTACAGGAATTAAAGGAACAGAACCAAAGAACCCTTGCACCAACTCTAGCTTTCTGATATAAATCTCAGTGCTGACAGAGTTAGAATAGAATACTAACTGATACCCTTCGTCGACCTTGGTGCGTAGGAAAGTAAGAACTTCCTTGTTTACGAACTCAGGTTGGTAGAGGTCTGGGTTGTAGAACTCTAAGAGAAACTTGTCTTCTAAGTCATAAGACTCAGAGTTGATAGGATAATCTGGAAACCGTGAAACCATAGCACTCTCTATATCATAGAAAGAGTTATCGATATCACAGAAAACTACCTGCTTTTTACCTTTGAATTGCGAAATCATTCTTCTACCTCCATCGCATATCCGACTTTTACTGTGCCTGACTGTTCATCGAAGTAACGAACCTTGGCATATACTGCTACCTTTCCTTCGGGTGTGATACCCTCTTTGACTGCACTGATAACCATCATAAGTTTACCATTGTAGTCAAGCTCTTGTTCAATTTTATACTTTTTACTGTCCTTAATGTCGCTAAGGAACGTAGTTGGACGGAATTTCCATTCAACTGGTTTTAGCATAGCTACCTCCTTAGTAGAGTTCGATAGGTGATGTAATTTTGTAGTCTTTTGTGTAGTCTAGGATTTTTGCAGACTCCAAGTTACTTAACAAAGTCTGCGCACAACCTTTAACTAGGTGTAAGCCTTCTTCATCTTCTAGGCAAATAGTGATGCTACCCTCTTTTACAAAGATGACTACAGAACCATTTACTGCAAGTACAGATTTAGCTGACTCAAGGTTAGTTAAGCCTAGCATCGTACCATAAAGGTGTAAAAGGTCTTCTTCAGACGATACCCTAAAGCCTAGCCTACTAGAGTTCCAGTCAGAACGTTTAAACTTAGGGTAAAGGTCAATGTACTCTTTGACTACCTTTTCAACAGTCTCAGATACAACCTTACGTGTTAGGTGACGGACTACAATAAGATTACTTGGATATCTATCAACTTCACGTTTAGTAACTAACTCTAAGTCACTACCGTCTAGCTTAAGGAAAGCTGGAAAGACCGAAGTTTCAATAGAAGATAACTTAGTGCGTAAAACACTAGGCAAAAATCGACTGCTAAAGTACTCCTTTAGCTTTTCTAATGCGTACTCATCGGGTACGCTAAAGTAAATTAAATCTTTTCTCATTTTTTTATATTTTCCTTATAAATCGTTGAGTGAGCGCAGCTGTTGCGCGACAAAATCTTTAGCAGTCTCTACTTGGGATGGAACGGTTGGGTTTTCCCCGAAATATGAGATTTTCGGCAGCGGACTGAGGAAGCTGTCGATGTCTTGCGGGGTAAGGAAACGGCCGTGCAGGTCGAAGCCGACGTTTAAGGCGCGGCCGGGGATTTCTGCCAGACGGTCGTGCAAATGGCCGTATAAGTGATACCAGCCTTTGTGGCAGCCGTCCCATTCGTTAATCGGGTAGTGGAACAAAATCAGCGTGTTGTCTATTTCGTCCAGTTTTAGTTTTCGGTAGGTGCGGGCGGATGACAGCAGCGGATGACCGTCGTGTTTGACGGTTTCAAACAGGTATTTGTTGTGGCGGCGGATGATGTCGTCGTGGTTGCCGTAAATCAAGTGGTGTTTGCCGTTGAGGCGCGATAGGACGGCGGCGATTTTTTTGATGTCGTGGGCGAAAGATAAATCGCCCAAGTTGTATACCTCGTCGTCGGAGGAAACTGTGTTGTTCCATGTTTCGATTAGGTATTCGTCCATGTCGGCGATGTTGTCGAACGGACGGAACTGCGGACAGAATTTTGCAATGTTTTTGTGCGAAAAATGTAGGTCGGATGTGAAAAAGATTTTGCTCATGTTGCGTTTCCTGTGATTTTTTGATGCGGATTATGGTGTAGTAGTGCGGTTGTCTAGCTTGAACCGTATTGCAAGCGGGCGTATGCTGGTTATGTTTATTATGTGGTTAAGGAGTATGTATGCGTTTGGTTATTGCCGCGCCTGCCAACGGCGCGATATTGAAAGACGCGCTCAAAGCGCATTTGCAAAACGACCCGCGTGTCGGCAGCTTGGTTGATTTATACTCACCGGACGGAACTTATCCGCAGCTTTCGTTTGCGGCGGCGCAGGAAGGGGGGGGGGGGGGGGGGGCGGCGGCGGGGGGGGGGG